AAATTTTCTTACTTCCTCAGGTAAGAGTTCTTTTTCTGTTTCTATTAATTGATTGGACATTTTTGCCTCTATTATTGTTTGGTTGATAAAATGCAGTATAAGGGCATCGTAAGGTATATGCCGCTATCTTTAGAGCGGCAATCTTCAATGTCACCATTTATTGATTTAACTGAAATGAACGATTGTTTCCTAATGCATTGCCATTAGAGAGATAGTCATAAAACACAATCACAGCCTTAACCCTTAAACTGCTATGATTTAGGAAGTATCAAACGTGAAGACATCCTAATTTTAGAACACTCTTCATATATATCAGGTTCTTCTTCTTTTAATACTTTCTCATTGAATTTATTACAACACTTCTCATAAATTTCAGGATATCTGGAAATGAGTTCATCCTGATCTAGTTGACTTAAAGAAACTCTGGTGACTTTAGTCTTAGTTCCATTTCCCATATCGACACCATTATTTTTACCTACTCTCTTCTTTATGTATAAATTACCATCTTGTATTTTATCTCCTAATTTCTTATATTCCTCCTTTCTTTTTATATGATCTCTTATAAATATTATTAATTCTGGATCATCTGTGATTAGATCATTATTATGATCGAAGTACGCATGTGTTACACTATCTGAGTCTCGAGGTTCTGGTGGGGTTTTATCTATAACCATCTTCCAGAATTTTTTAGCGGCTATAATATATGAATTAATTAAAGACTCATTTCTTTTAACTGAATATCTTTGGATATTACCACTAAAATATACAAAGAATTCAACAGATTCACATTTATTATCAATTGCCATCATATGAACAGCTTGAGCTAGATAAACTTCTGGTATATCATCTGATCCTTCTGCTCCATAATATTGTTTCATATGTGCTTGTGGTGCTTTTATTTCAACTATTCTGTTTTCAAACTTATATCTACCATCAACATGCATGTATAGCCAATCGTAATCTTTATGATAATTAGTTTGATTGTCTTTTTCGATAGGGATATTTAGATGATTATTAATTAAATCGAATACTATTGGTTCACATGCATTACCATGTATTATTGCTGGTAGTTGAGATAAATCTGGAGGATCTAATTCACCTGTTTTTTCTAGAACTAATGTGTATTCGTCTTTATATTTATTTACTCCTATTACTGTTCCTGCATCAGATCCACCTATACCACAACGTCTAGCTTCTACATCACCCGGTTCAAAATTCTTTAAAACTTTCATATATCCTCTCTTAATTGTTGACTATTTTCCTTAGTTCTTTTTTTCTTTCTTCAATTGCTAAGTAAACAGCAGATGTTATTATATTATTAGATCTCTTACCTTTTAAGACCATTGTTACATATGGCAAACTATATCCTAATTCATCTGCTATAGGTTGAAGTTTCACTTGCAACTCTTTGCATAGTTGTTTCATTTCCATATTTTCTCCTATATTATAATGAGTTAAGTATAGTGTACTGTACAACTGAATGAATATCAAGTAAAAAAGGCTAGTTACACGATGCTACCGTAGTAGTTTCCCCTCCACAGACTATATATCGTCGTACCTACCTCACTAGCCTAGTTTGCAACATCCATGTCGCTATCAGGCGAGACTCAGATCGCCTAATTAGTTAAAGAATTTGCTACTGTTCTTGTCAAACCAATTAACAAGTTCACCAGCTTCTTCTTCTATCCTGTATTGTTCTCTAACAGGCTGTTCTTGAGCATATTCAGTGAATGCACCTATAAAGTGATACATACTGGTATTCCCTTTCCTGTGAGGGCTGTTAAAGATTTTCTGTGTATGAACTCCTCCAAACTTATAAGGGATTTGTTTTACAAAGTTTATTGAATGGTCTAATGCTTTAGTGGATTCTACGCTATCAGCGAATTTTCGCTTAGTTGTCCAGTACTTATGTGGGACTCTAGAATCTCTAGGAATATCAATAGGAGCATCATTTTCAAGCATTATACGAGCAGTATCAGTATTGAAAGGGATATTCAATGTTGTTTCGATCTGCTTTTTAACTCTGTCATATGATTTTCTTGTATTATGAACCATATTATCAATTTCTCCACGCCATATGCTGTGACCTCTATGGATTATGCGACCACCTCCTACAGATTTAGGTAATCTTATACCATTTGTGCAATAAGAATCTAATGCGCCAACTTCAGACCATAATGGGGCGTTGCCGATCATTGAATTACCAGAGTATAGACCTAATTTAACTCTATCTGGTTTGCCGTCTATGACTATTCCTGTGAAATCTTTTTCTGATAAATTAATGGTCAATTTAGTATTATCAACAAATGCTCTTGTAAAATCTAAGTCTAAATCGTTATTTTCAGAGAAAAAGCCTTGTATGAATTTATGGTTAGAGTATTTAAGATAAGTCTTACTAACCATCCCAATTATAGGATTATCAGGCATTCTACTATCTACAATGAATTGTTGATTCCTTAGATTACTTCTTATACTTGGTTCATCTAATAGCTTTGTTACAAAATCTGAAGAAACACCTGATTGATTAGGTGCCATCATGCATGGGAATAATCCTGATACTCCCATCTTTGTAAAGAATGCCTTAATACCCGGTTCAGTAAAAGTACAACCTTCAAATGGTAGTGTATTGCCTGTAGAATGTATTTTTCTATCATCAGCCATATAAAATGTATCTCCGTCATTTGGTAGATATAAGATTTTATTATGTTCTTCTTCACAATATCCTCTTACTTCTTCTAAATTCTCGAATTTTTCTACAAAGTTTGCTTCTATATTTAACATGTTTTTCTCCTTAAAATGATTGCATCCACTCTAATAGGATGTTTTTGGCTTCTTGATTAGTTAATTCTGGAAATTCAACTACTAAGTATGATGTTGCACCATACATATTAGTTTCTCCAGATTCTCTTAGGTCATCTAGATATTCTTTATGTTCTTGATTCATATACCTCCCATTTGTTTTTGTTTATCAGTTGGTTGTTTACTCAATCTATCTTCATATGAACATGTTGTATTACAATAAGTAACACCATTTTCTCTATGAAGTGGACCGGGTTGTAGTTTTAAGTCTGCACCACACCAATTACACTTTTCTTTTTGCATGACTCTCCTTTATATTGTTAATTTCCATTGTAAAATATTGATCTAAAAGATTTTTTATTATTGAAATTTGCTTTTGTAATGTTTGTATTTCTACATTCTTCTCTGCATCTTTAATTTGTAATGCTTTTATTTCATCTTGAGCAGATTGTAATTCACTAGCTTTAATACGGCAATAATTTTCTAGCTTTTTAATATCTTTAAAGGCTTTAGTTCTATTCTCAATACCTTGATCAAATCTAGCAATAGCTTCTATTTGCCAGAGATGTAAAGCACGAATATCATTCTCTAAATTAATTAATCTAACGTCTATCTGATCATTCATCTGTGACATAAGGTTCCTCCTGTGGTTTGTTGATAATTGTATAATGTGATACTTTATGGTGTTCTACCCAAGTTGCATTGCATTCTAAACAAGTATGAGTT